ATGGGAGCCGCGCATCAGCGTCGTGAGCGTGGTGGCGGCGCTGAACCCCAACCTCATCGGCCAGTTGCTTGTCACGATCACATGGCAGCCGAACCTTGGACTGCTGAGCCAACCAAATACCGCCATCGGAACCCAGACGACAACCATCGCAGTAGGGGGAAACTAAATTGCCCGTTATAGTGCCAGCCAATCTGCTCGCTCCCCTCACAGGCACGCCCCAGGTGGTGCCCGTCGACCTCCCCATCCCTTCCTTCGTCAACGATGCGGACGGCCTCAACCCATCCCTTGTCCTCAATGACATGGTGGCCGCCTACGAACTCGCCACCAGCCGTACGCTCTATCCGGCACAGGTGGAGCAACTTCTCATCGACCTTTACGCCTATCGCGAGACGCTGATTCGCAATGCCATCCAAGGGTGCGGAGTGCAGAACCTTCTCGCCTTCGCGGCATACCCGATGATGGATTACCTCGGAGAATACCTGAACTGCCCGCGGCTTCCCGCCCAGCCCGCGACGACCACGATCCTATTCACGCTCTCGGCCGCACAGGTCTCGGCGACCACCATCCCGCAGAACAGCCTTGTGGGCACCACGGACGGCACCTACGTCTTCTACACCACACAGGCCCTTGTCATCCCCGCGGGCGGCTTGACGGGCTCCGTGAACGCCGCATGCACTACGGCAGGCTCTGGCGGCAACGGATACCTTGCCAGCACCACGCCGCCCCAGGTGAGCATCATTCTGGGCAGTCTGCCATTGGTCTCGACGGCTGGAAATACGGTCACGACGGCGAACGGAAATGACCTCGAAACGGACAACCACTTCCGCACCCGCATCCAGGCCGCGCCAAACAATCTCACCACTGCCGGACCTTCGAACCAATACCGATCCCTGGCCCTCGACGTCAGCGACACCATCGTCGACGCGCAGATTCCCACCACGCCAGTAACCCCCGGCACCGTCACCGTCTACATCCTGACTGGCCCCGTAAGCCAGCCCGCCGCTACACCCAATACCGCCGGCATCGCGTCGGGAAGCCTCATCTCGACCGTCACCGCCGCTTTGAGTGCCCAGACCGTCCGCCCCCTGTGCGATAGCGTGGTGGTGCAGCCAGTGATCGAAGTCGACTATACCGTCACCGGCGCCATCACCCTCTATGCCAACGCCAACTACGCAACCCTATCCGCAGGCGTTACAGCGGCCGCGCAAGCCATGGCGCTCGCTCTCGCCGCCAGCATCTCCCAGGACATCGTGCAGTCACAATGGGAGGCAGCGCTCTCGGTGCAGGGCGTCTACGACGTAGACATCGTGCTCGCTGCAAACGTTGGCGGAACGCCGCTGGTGCCTACCTCCGACGGCAGCTTTGTTCTAGGGGTCGGGCAGTGGGCAAACTGCACCGCAATCTCGCTAACCATCATCAACGGCACGAAGAATCAGGCGACGAGCTAGCCGATGGCCAATAACCTCAGACCGCCGAGTTCCATCAACGACCTCCGCACCAAGGCGCACATGGTCCTCTCCGCGCGCCTTGAGAGTTTGGATCTGACGCCGCTGCTGATCTACACCCTCGGCTCCAACATCCCGACGTCCATCCTCCCGTACCTCATCTGGCAGTACGACATGATGATTCCCGGCGTCGCCATGGTGGGACTCGGTGTGACACCTTTGGCTGTCGTGCAAAATGCTCTCCCGCTGCACAAGATCATGGGCACGCCAGCATCCATCATCAACGCTCTCGCACTTTGCGGATATGCGGGCGTCACGCTCTCCGAAGGACAGGCATCGTGGGGAGGATCTTCGTATCCTGCGAGCCAAGGATGGGCCGTCTTCCGCGTCAACATTCCAGGCATCGCGGAGGGCGCGCTCTTCGGCCAGGCCGTCTCCGGACTCATCGACAGCGCAAACACGCACTTCACCATTTCATCTACTCCGGATACAAACTCGCTGCGGATGTTCTACAACGGCCAGCTACTACGTCCGGTGGTCGACTTCTCGAATGTTGGAACGGCCATCACGACCAACACCTTCGCGCCGCTGACAGGTGAGACGCTTTCTTCCGCATTCCGGACCAGTGGTGTCTCTCCGCTCAATCTGGGCTACGTCACCACGATCATCAACTTTTTCAAGGCCGCTCGATGCTTGCTCGACTCCATCACATCGTCCTACCCTGAGTTCTTCGACGCGAATGTCCCAACCGTAAGCGGATCGACGCTGACCTTTCCCCAGACGCCCATCTCGCTCGAACTCTACCGGAATGGGCTTTATCAAACGCAGGGAGTGGGCAAGGATTACACGATGGTCGGAGCGGTGGCGACTATGACCGTTGCGCCGGGCTCAGACAGCTTCGTTGCGTGGGGAACGTATGTCGGTTCCGGCACTGTCCCGGCGTTCTCCGACTACATCACGCCATCGGGAACCATCGACGGCACCAACACAACCTTCACGCTCCCCGCGATCCCGAGTCCAGCCGCAAGCCTTCGCCTTTATCTCGGCACGCCAGGGGCTTCGCTGCTCATGTCGAAGGACATCGACTACACGCTTTCGGGCGCAACCATCACCTACATCATCGCTCCGAGCGCCGGGAGCGCACACACCGCCTTCTATCGCAGTTGACGTTCGTTCCTGTTTGGTATACTCAGCGCTGACGGCTACTAGAACAAACTAGGGTCGCCATGGTCTCTCTGCGAGGCTGTGGCGACCCTTTCCATTTTGAGGAGCAAATATGCAGGAAGTTGAAGAAATCGCAGGTCTGGAAGAGTCCACCGAAACCCCCACCGTCATCCTGCCCGCCTGCCCGCACTGCGGAGACGACCCGGCCAAACTCCACCTGATGACGCAGCGATTCCCGAACGGCGCTATCGGGACCATCTTCTTCTGCGGAAATCCGCCCTGCCGCAAGATTATCTCCGTGCAGCTGGTAGGGATGGAACGCACTCCTGGGGTCAAATAAATGAAGAGGACACTCTCTGCCTTCGTCGCCTTCGCCTCATTCCTTGCCGCCACATGCTACGCCCAGAGCGCGCCGGGGGGCGTGTGCATCTCGAACGTTGCTCTGACGATCAGCAACGGCTATACCGCGCCGGTTCCGTTTGCGTTGGCGACGCTCTGCTCTGCCGGGTCAACGCAATCGACATGCACGGCGAATAAGCAGCCGATCTTCACATCTACGGCCTTATCAACTACGACCCCCACCAACCCTTTTCAAGCAGATGTAGGCGGCAATTATTTCTTCTGCGCATCCGTCGGGCACTACGCTTTGATGCTCGCGGGATCGCAGGGCACCTACTTCGTCAATGACATTGCGCTGGTCGATGACTGGTCGAAGGGCGGGACCGTAACGGGGCAATGGGTGATGCCCAGCGCGAGCATTACGGGACTGGCCACCAGCTCGCCGCATTGCCTTCAGGTAGGCGCCCTGGGGGCGGTCTCAGCAACTACCTTCCCCTGCGGCAACAGCTACGCTACAGGCACCGTGGCGAGCGTAACTGTAGGGACTGGATGGCCAAGCTGGTTCGCTCCAAACATCTCGAATCCGACGACGGTGCCATCGATCAATGCGACGGTTACGGCAATTCCAAATTCTGCACTGGCGAATACATCGGCGACCATCAATGGAACGGTCTGCACGCTGGGTGCGGCTTGCACGCTGGGAACGAACCGGACATGCAATGCGAATGGCTGCTACACCATCGGTGCGGATGGAACGATTGATAGCTGGGGAACGGTGGCGGTTCCGGCAAGCTACTCGCCCTATAACACCGCATCCATCACCTTCCCACATAACTTCACGACTACGCCCTCGGTGACGATTGCCGGCGTAGGACTTCCATCCTCGACGGATGACTCGACAACGCCGGCTGGTATTCAACTGCAGTCGAGGTCAACCACCGGGGCTATCGCTTACATGGCGCGCGTCATCGTAGCGGGCGCGGGAGGCGGGAACTTTACGCAGACGATGTATCTGGACTGGCACGCAAAGGGTTACTAGGAGATTGGAATGCGCAAGTTTCTGAAGGTCTTTGGTTTTGCGGTTGTCTGCATGGCAGGAATGGGCAGCCTCGCGCAGACGAAGATCAATCCTGTGTCGCAGATCAACTGGCCGCTGCTTACCGGGGCCGGTACGCCTACGAGCTTGAGCATCGTATGTACCTCGGCGAATTACGGTCAGCCCTTCCAGGACACGGTCGTCACGCCGAACACGTATTACACCTGCGGAACGGACGGATGGGCAATCCGCGGCGGCAGCGGAGCGGCTACCGTTGGTCCTCAGTATGCGGTTCCGAGCTACTCAACCTCTCCTACCGGAACAACCCTCGGCCCGTCAAACATCGCAGTCGACTCCACAGGGAACAATCTGGCCATCCCCGGTAGTGCAACCGTCGGGCCTCCCATCTATGGCTACAAAGTAGCGATAGGTCCGCAGTCAGCCATCCCCGCAAATATCATCTATGACGACACTACGGCTGCGACATTCCTATCATCGCTGGGAGGCTTGCCATTGACCGGCGGCACCATGACTGGACCTCTTGTGCTTTCGGGGACAGGGACATCCACGTTGCCCGTTTGCCCGAATGGATATGGCGGGGCGCTTA